TTGCATCAAAAGAATCAGACATAAAAAATACAGAAAGGTCAATAGATAAGTTTTTTGAAAATAAAAGGTCTATAGTTTCAAACAACAAAATAAATGAAAGGATAGAACTAAAAGAATCTGAACTCAGTTCCATAGAAGATAATCTTCAAGAAATAAATTCAAAACTACAACAATCATACAGTGATATTAAGGTTTGTGAAAAAACAATAGAGTCAGTACACGAATCTATAGAAAGGGCCCATGACCTAGAGGGCAGATTAAAGGCATATGAATACTATTTGAGTGCAATTCAGAGAGATGGTGTACCGTATGAATTGGTGTCCGATATTCTACCATTTGTCGAAGAAGAGGTAAATATTATACTTTCACAAATTTCAGACTTTTCAATTCAATTTGAGACAGACGGTAGAAATATCAATACATACATAGTTTACAGTGATGAAGAAAAATGGTCACTAGAAATGACAAGTGGAATGGAAAAATTTGTTAGCTCATTGGCGATAAGAACTGCCTTAATAAATGTATCTAATTTACCCTGTCCTAACTTTTTAGCAATTGATGAAGGATTCGGTAATCTAGATTCTAATAATCTAAATGCAATATTTAGGTTGTTCGATTATTTAAAGTTAAATTTTGACTTCATAACAGTAATATCTCACATAGACATGATGAAAGATGCTACAGATAACATCATAGAAATATCAGTAAAGAAAGGTTATAGCCACGTTGAACACTAATTATGCCGTTATTTGATATTTATATATTGAATAGTTAGGAGTTTTTAATGGCATCAATTACACGTTTCAAGGAACCGTTAAAGTTTCAACCACTACAGTATAGGGGTTTAGACAGATTAGAAGTATTTATAGAAGACGGATCAGCAGATTCATTTGATTACTTTGGGTTAACTAGGGTACCCAGAGAATTAACTGCTGGTAGAAATCTTATATCTTTTACTGGAACTAGAAATCTTGTGCCTGGATCCGAGATTGCAATCGAGGTTTTAGACGCAAACGGTGAAACCATACCTATTCAAACATACGATTACATTGGAGAAGGAAACGAAAGAATCTTCGCGATAGAAATAGGATCAGAGGTACCTGAAGGAGACGCACTAATAACACTGATTGGCGTTGCTAAAGGAGAAGTCGGGTTTGATGCACAAAGACAAAGAGATGCATCTAGATTACCTCCACCAAGGTTTAGAGGAGTGTTTAATGTTAGGTGGCAAAAAAGATTAAATTGTTATCCTAGAAGAAGAAACTCTGATGAAATAGTATATTTCAAAAACCCAGATATAACTATTGAAGAAATTAAAAGACCATACTTTAAGCTTCACTATAACACAGAACTATCTGCTTCTAATTCTAGGTCGTTATTTACCCTATGCTCCACAGGTTCTGAAGGAAGTGTAAATACAACGGCAAAGGTTAGTTACCAAGTAGCTGCAAACAAATATTATCTTGTGGCAGATGCAAACCCTGATTTTGGTGGATTCACTCAAGATATGGTTGGTGGAACAATATACGTTCCCAACCCAGTTAATCCATTTCCAGCCAGGTTTGACGGTCCTACCGGTACTCCATCATATAATCAACTAGAGACAGGAGATGGAACAGGTGAAATAGACGAAAACACGCAACAATATACAAAACAAGGCGCGTATAATACAATAATATCAGAACTAATTTCACCGCTCAGGGTTAGAGTAAACAGTCCTCACACAACTTTTCAAGGCTTTGGAAGAGCAAATCAAAAAGAGGTTTTTCATCAAAGGTTTGACGACAGTGATTTTAGGTTAGACTTTGCTCAAGCTCCTATATCTAGAAGTAATCCTCTAGTAAGTGGAAGTAACAATTTTGCAACTTCATACGCAAAAGTAACCTTTAACGGACTAACGCCTTTAGTTGGAGACGTGACCAGAATAAAGACGTTCATAAAAAATGACCAGACAGTAACAGACTATTTCTTAGTTGGAGACAATCCAGTAGAACCAC